GGACTTGCAGTAACGTCAGAACTAACCCCGGTAAGATTAGATTCAACTTCTTCAGATGGTTCAATATAAACCGTACCAAGAGCATAGACTTCATCATCATAAACGCTTGATAGTGGATCAGTTTTAGTCGCTAGCAAAGACATGATAATTCCTGTAATAAAAACTGTTATGAAAAGGGGGCGTAACCCGAAAGCCACGCCCCCTAAGTGTATCACGTTCAATGTGATTTACCTAATGCCCCATACATAAGCAGCCACTGTGCTTGCCACAGGAGTTCCCGTACCTGTGAGCGCTGTTGCAATGATCTCTCCAACCGTAGTCGAGTCATCGCACTGACCATCATCCCCAGAACTACCATTCGTATCGAGGTACTGACCAGCAGTAATGCCATCAGCACCCTTAACAACACACTGACCACGAATTACAACCCAACCATAGCTGTTGAGCGCAATAGCGTTTTGTGCGATGCCCCGGATGGTGTAGTCCTTGGCAGCGTCATCAGGCGTAGGCTTAACCACGAGTGGTGTGGCAATTGCGTTGTTGACAACACAATCATAAGCCTCAACCGCAACACCAGCCTTTACAAAGAGCCATGTTCGGTCTCCCTGCAAGCCCAATGAGGTGCCATCAGTATGCTCAGCAGCCGCAACCTCGTCAGCAGACTCCACTCGGATAGTTCCGACTGGGTACTGCTCTGTGGTATACGTTTGGCTAAATGAGCTTTTTGCATCTTCTCCATCGACGACGTTTCCGCCTCCGGTAAATTGATTTCCATATGCCATAATATACCTCCTTACAGGATCGTTTCACCGCCACCAGCAGCACAACCCTGAGCAGCCAATTTGGTGCAGATCATGTTGCCTTGCATGGCGAAGATAGCTGTTACGACATCTTGATCACCAACACGCTCCTTGAATTCCGAGATATTCGGGGCTTCAAGCATTGCAAACTCAAAGAAGTCTGTGTTGAGCATGTAAGTAACACCAAGCGCAGGTCCATCAGAACCAAATGCTGTGGTGTCAGTACGATCAAGATCGATCGATGAATGAATTTCTGCCAACCCAATACTTAGGGCCAGAGAGTTTGTCTTGTCTGTCTTGTCTTGGTAGACATTGACACGAATGTTGTCACCACGAGTAAGTGACTCGTAGTTTGAATACGTATCATCATCCATCAAAACCATGTCTGGTCCCTTACCGACACCACCCGAATAATGCGAGCACTTACGATAAAGTCGACGAAGCTTACCAATACCACCATCCGACATCGGCCCTGTAAGTGCTTCATACTGGTTTGCGTGGAAGTAACTAGCACTCTTAGCGACATTTTGAACCGTTTCCGTTTGAGTTGCAAACGTTTGGAAGTCGAGAAGACCGTTAGTTACACCGGTTCCGATACCCGTTGAGTGGTTACCGTTAAGCGTAAGCATACCCAGCAATTCAGAAGTGTTGAACGCAAGACCACGACTCACACCCGTAAGCAGGAACTTGTTCAGGTCTGCCTTAGCAGCTTCCATAGCAGTTTGCGGATATTCTTCGATAAGACGAACAACAGCCAGCTTTCCACTGTTCTGGTTCAATTCCTTCTTAGGAATGTTAATCGCCATAACCATACGATGAGGCTCAACCTCAAACTTACGGATTTGTTGACGACGGGTCATGTTCAACAGTTCGTCACCGACGTAGACACCAACACCGCGAGCAGGAGCGCCACCAGAGAAGGAACGTTCAATCTTCGTTCCGCCTTCCATGGGCATACGTGCTTTCGAGTTAAGTGCTTCGAACAGTTCGTTGCTGCGAACAAATGAGTTTACTAGGGGTCCACGGAGATCCGCGAACGTAGTATTCAGCAATTCAGTACTGATAGACATTTTGTTCTCACTTGAAATAAAATATTAAAAAAACACTTCGCCTGCCCGCGATGCAAAAACTGGACCCAAAGGGCTACCCAACACATCTAAATGGGTGCTCTTTCTGTATACAACACAAAATAAAACGCTGCAAGGCAGATATTTATATTACCAACCAAAAATATTTGTAACTACCCAAAATATTTTCGCACCTACATGATCATGATACTATGACCACTATGGCAACAAACACAGCAAGAAAACAAAAAAAGCGTGACACAAGTAACGCAGGCGCAGATTTCGCAACCGCACCAGGAATACATGACGGAAAAGTTAGAGCACTTTTCTCTACCCCTGATGCTTTTGTGTCTATGTGTCACATTGTCCGAGAAGATGAATCAACAGGATTCATGGAGCCAACTCACACACAAAAGAAACTATTAAAAGCATACGATGAAAACCGATGGCTGATGGTAAACAAATTCCGTCAGGCAAAGATTACAACCGTGTCCGTCATGTTGCTACTGCGAGACTGTATGTATCTCAGCGGCGTCAAGGGTTTGCTTATTGCAGAGCGTCAAGACACGGCAGAAGATATCTTTGAGAGGATACTGTTCGCATACAACAGGCTCCCTGCCGATGTAAAAATGCCGCTTGCGCCAGGACGAAAAGCAGGCGCTACACAAATGCAGTTCATACACGGCGGGGGAATTAAGGTGCTCACCGCTGGTGGACGAAGCCCTGCTATCGGGCGATCCATTGATAGGCTGGTAATTACAGAGTTTGGTGAAGCACAGTGGCAACGCAAGGCTGCGATTAATATCTTTCCAACTGTAAACAAACGGCCCAACGCAAAAGTTATCCTCGAGTCTACGCCAGGTCGTGCTGGATCACACCACGAACAAATGTGGCGCTCAGCGTTGGAAGGAACAAGTCGGTTTCATCCGTTGTTTCTCGAGTGGTGGGAAGACGAAAGTTGCCAAGAAAAAGATGAGTCTTTTGAACCAAGCGCCAGTGAGTTGGAATACTTAGATCGCCATGATGGCATGAGTAAATTCAATCTCGCCTTTAGACGACGTGGACTAAATACGGAGTTTGTTGGAGACACAAGACTATTTTCCTGCAAATACCCGTCAGACGAATACGATGGGTGGCTTGGAAGTACAAACCCCGTCATGCCCGCAGAGATTCTAAAGCCTCTGCTAGACCAAGCAGAAAAAGATCCCATACTTGGACCGTACGCTTGTCATGAGTTTGAGCCACCAAAACCTGGACACAAATATGTAATCACTGCTGACCCCGCAGGATTCGGTAGCACAGGCGATAAATCAGCACTGACTGTTTGGGATGCGCATGAGTGGCGCGAAATCGCTTTTTGGGAAGACAGAGAAACGCCCGATCGATTCGCGCAAAGACTTCGTATTGTTCAGAAACGATACCTTGGCGCCCTGCTTGCTGTTGAATCAAACGCCACCGCATGTATCGCAATCTTAAAAGATCAAGATACGCGAAACCTATTGTGGACGGACAGAAACCACCCTGGTTGGTACGCCACACAGAAACGTATTCAAGAATCCGAAGCACGACTAGTACGTATGCTGCGGGAAAAAGAACTAAATATTCGTAGTCGTGGTATGTTACACCAGCTACTCAACTATGACGGCACACGAAAGAAGCGTGTGCGCGGAGAAGATGGAACGGTTCACCACTTTGACCGAGCAAGGACTGCCGTTATGGCAGCAGACATTCTTGCTCGCAGACATTTTACTCAAGAGACATCTGCTGTAGAATCGGATTACATTCCAGGACAGATTACAATCAAACAACTCGATCGAGTTAAGTCGAAAAAACTTCAATCAGCAAAAACAGTTTTTAAACCCGCATCACAGATATGGAAATAAAATGGCAAACCAAGATTACAACGCAGCAAAAGATCAAATGGCCAAAGAAGCCAAAGATTCTGACAACGAAAAGACAAAGAAAATTCAGGGCATGACGGATGAAGAGCGAGCAAAAATGCTCGCAAGGTTGAAAGGTCAGGTAGAAGCTGAGAAGAAGGCTGGGGGTCTTGCAAGTAAAGAAGACAAAGCGATGGAACAAATTCAGAGCCAAAAATAATATCTAAACGGAGATAGTGATATGGCTTCTAAGCTATCTAAATTAATTGATAGACACCTTGACTATTACAAGCGTGCCGAGAAAAAAGATTTCGATAAAGCGAGACGATTTTATCGAGGTAATTTCTTCGCATCTAGTGATAGCGATATTCAAGGACTTAGTCAGTCATCTTATCTGTGCTCGAAAAACCTAATCTACGCCATCGCAGATACAGCGGTGAGTGCTCTACTCGGCCCAAACCCATCAGTGGGTGCGGTAGCAAGAACACCACTGTCTCAAGATGCTGCACCTGCTGTAACGGGACTGATTGAATATGTATTTGAATCAAACAGGTTTAGGCGAAAAGCGGCAACAGCACTAATCGATGCCGTATTATGCAAACGGGGAATCTTTAAAACCC